AATAAGGATTATCCAAATAAATCACACTTCGAATACCCGGGACAGCATAACGAATTCTATCTGTTAACCAATCTCTCATCACTTCCCAAGTAGAGAATTCTGTTTTAATTCTATCCTGTATCACACAAAAATAGTCAACTTTTTGTAATACATCACATTTATTAATAATACATACATTACAGCTATTATAACGGAGAGCATCGATTAAACTATTTAAATTTAAATAATTACATTGACGTTTTCGACCGGTGGTTGCGCCGAATTCCTTACCGATTAAACCAATTTTTTCCAGGGTTGCGTCTCCTTCCGGTTGAAAATTCATTGTTCCCACATACGTATCATATGCTTTTGCGATACCATAAACATTTCGTATAGATGATAAAGGAATACCAGTATTTAAGGCTCCCGCAATTCCACAAGTAGAAGATGTACAATAAGGATAGTTTGCTGTCCAATTAATATCGAGTTCAAATCCCTGAGCACCTTCTAATAGGATTTGTTTATAGTTTGCGGTGATTCTCGAATTCCAGAATTGACGCATATTTACAATTGTTGCGCCGAGTTCTTCGATTTCTTCTCTCTTATCAGAAACGCGAATACCAGTACGTAACATCTTTTTTGAATAGGTTGGTCCAATTCCAGAACCGGTTGTTCCTACTTTATTATTTGCTTTATCAAATTCAATTGCGTCTTCGGTGATAATATGACAAGCATCACTAATAAAAAGTCGTCCTTTTACGGTAATTCCGAGAGATTCAATAGTCTCGATTTCCTTGTTCATCTTCTGTATATCCACAAGACAATCGCTAGAAATAAGACAATGAACACCGTCACATAAAATCCCAACAGGTAATTGATGAGTAATGGCGACCCGTTCATTATCCAAATAGACGGTATGTCCAGCATTACCGGAACCATTAAAACGAACACATAAATCATATTGATGTTGTTTTAAGAGAGAATATACGACTTTTCCTTTACCTTCGTCGCCAAAAGATGTTCCTAGAACAATATCCGATACAAATGACATATATATCGATTATAAATATATATATCTATTCTCTTTTATTTCTTTCTTTTTTCTTTTTTTTCTCTCTTTCCTGATTTTTTTCTATTTTTATTTTAATCCAGTTTTTTTAATTGTTAATGCTGGACCTTTGTTTCTACGAGAGGAGTTCGGGTCAAATTCCGGTTCATCATTATCTTTCATATTTTTGGAAATCTCCCAAAATTCATTACTTCCAAGACGGAAATTAGGACGTGTTTCGGCTTTATACCAAAATATCATATCCGTGATACGATTTGATTTCGCATTATTATTAATAACTAGACATTCATAATCTTCAGTGGTTTGATCCATTACAGTAACAAAACTCTCTAAATTTGGAAACATACTCGCATAATTCTCCCAGATTTTCTTTCGATTTGCCAAATAAGGTTCTCTCAGAATAAATACATAATCAATATTCGTACGTAAATTTGGAGGAATACCGAGAGGATACTGCATAGTGATAATAAGCATTACTTTCCAATGACGTCCATTCATAAAAAGTAGACGCATCATCTTATCTTTTGCCCAAGAATTATCATATAAGCAATCGTCTAAAATAACAAAAGTTCGCGGATCAATCGTGGTTTTCTTATAAGTTTCGATTTGTTCATTACGTTGTTTTAAAATAATTCGTTGACGTTTTAATATATTCTCAATAATTACGGTACTATATTCTTCGTGAATAAACACTTTTGGAACGACTTGTCCATAAAATCCGTTTCCAGCTTCTGTCCCTGAAATAACAGTACCAACAGGAATTGATTGATGATGATATAATAAATCTTTTACTAAGAATGATTTACCTGTATCACGACGTCCAATAAACACAATTACAGGTCCTTTATTTTCATTCGGGTCAAATGTAATTGATCGCATATCAAATTTTCGTAATTCTAATGTCATTTTGACGCGAGAGGTTATATAATAAAATATCTATTTTGTTTTTCATTTTTCTGTCGCGACTTAAAAAATATGCTAAATAATGTGTTTCCTGTCCAATAAATAAGAAAAATCAATAGAGAAAAAAGAATCCATTGAATAACGCCGTTCGTATCAACTACTTTACGAACAGTTTCTGCGAATGTTTCTGGTTCATAAATATCATTATCGTGATGCGCATTGGCTTGTTCATATTCTGTTTCGTATAGAGGTTCGAAAAATTCCATCCGTATATTTTATATAGTCGGATTTTTTACGTATTTGGACATTTAAAATGTCCAAAGACAACTGTTACTTTTCGCCGATAAAAATGCCGATTAATGGTCAAAATATTTTTCCTACGGCAAAATATGACTTATTAATGGGCATTTTAAAGGCGAAAAGGTTTACACAGTTGGATTAGCGACAGCGGTTGCGGTTGTTGATAATTTCTCGATGATATCCCGATATTTCGAATAATTTTCAAGTAAAGTTTCGTGATTATGATAAGATTTCATAACTTCTTTAAATGCCTCTATTTTCGCCTGTTTCGCTTCTTGTTTTTCTTTTGCGATATCTGCTGGTGTCATTCCTTCTCTCATTATCGCCATAATTCCTTTTATCATTGTTATTGGATTTAATGTATAGAAATATTCCATTAATGGATTTTTAATAAATTGATGTTCATATCCAAATTTGGCATTAATAATTGTATGAAACATTGTTATAATCCCCATAAGAATGGTTCCAATAATTAATACAAATTTCATATTGATACTATTTACTTTTTGAACACTAACAAATGATTTTGCCAACATAATGATTCCGATAATACCTGGGAATGCCTTATATATCGCATTCCAATATTTCATATAAGGACTCGATTGTGTTTCTTTAAACATAATATCATCCATTTGAGAGAATAATGAATCCTTATTATCTGGACAAGGAACATGGATAAAGAAATAATAAAACATAATCATAATAATTGTTGGATATGCGAAACCAAGTGTATATTTCTGTGTAAATACGACAAGAAGAATCACATAAATTAAAAATCCAACAAATAAGAAGATATTTCGAAATACCCACCAAGCGATTTCCATTGCTTTCCCGGGTAAACTTTTGCCATCTAAATCTGGCATAAATTTTTTCAGAATCGCAACAAAAAATAAGAATTTACAGAGAGAATTAAACCCGCCTTTGGGCATTGATTCCGTATCAGGATCTAATAATTTACTGAATATATCAATCGGATGTCTTTTAGAGATACGGTCAAGAATAAAATTCAGAGAGTTTAAAATCATATCAAATACATGCCCGATTTCTTTGGCTAATGAGTTTTTCATAAAGAAATAGAAAATCGGGACAATTGCGAAAAAATACAGATAATTTCCTAGAATCGCAGATATATTACTTGGTAATGAAATAAACCCTTTTTCAAAATCAGATGTCATTGTTTTAAAAAACCCAATTAAGGTTTCGAGAATAAATGGAAACGGTGCTGGTAATGTAGTTGAATCGGTAAAACTATCGATAAAACACTTATATGATGGTTTCGTCGTAGAGAAGAAAAATGAGGATAAATAACTGACAAATTGGTCAAGTTGTTGTTGTCTTTTCCATAATAGGAATATATTTGGTAAAAAAGAGATTGTAAAAAATAATGGAATTATAGTTAAGACAGATGCCCTTAAAATTTTATAATCATCAAATTCTTCTTTATCCATTTTTCTCTCTGTAAATGGATTTTTGGTAGGTTCTTCGACAAATCGAGAGAAGATTTCGATAATATCAATAGGAACAATACGTGTTTTTTTACGTATTAGACTGCCGAAAATATAAATAACGAGTACTCCGGCAAACATTTTCAATAATGGACTGGATAATTTAATAACACAAGCAATCGCACCGATTAACATAATTATCATCCAATTTCTAGGATTTGTTGCGAATTCTTGAATATCGTCGTCTTCAGCTGTCGATAATTTGGGAGCTGGTTTTTTTGGTTTGCTTTGTTTTATCAGTTTTTTCAGTTTTTTATTCTTTAATCCTTCTTGAACTGTAAAATTTTCGGAATATTTATAATCATCTCTTTCGTTTTGGCCTTTTCGAATATCTTCTCTCCAACTTGTATCGGCGGATGGTGATGGTGATTCATTTTGTTTCTCGGATAGAATTGATATTTGTTTGAGTTTTTTCGGTGGTTTATGAAGATTTACCCAATTATTTGGTATTTCTGTTTTTTCCATATATTACCAATATAAACTTATATTGGCAATATATACATAAAATGCCTGGCGGATATTTTAATATAGTTGCGGAAGGTACAAATAATGTGATTTTAACGGGAAATCCAAGTAAAACATTTTTCAAAGTCACTTATGCGAAACATACTAATTTTGGAATGCAAAAATTCCGTATTGATTATGATGGACAGCGCGATTTACGTCTCTCAGAACCCTCAGTTTTCACATTTAAAATACCTAAATATGCCGACTTACTTATGGATACTTATTTAGTATTGTCATTGCCAAACATATGGAGTCCGATTTATCATCCATCCTATCTTACCAACAATAAATGGGTCCCCTATGATTTCCGATGGATTCGAGATATCGGTACTCATCTTATTAAAGAAATCGAAATTAAATGTGGTAGTTTTACTCTACAAAAATGTTCAGGCGAATATTTAGCTGCCGTTTCGAAACGAGATTTCGATGTAAATAAACGTCAAAAATTCGATAAAATGACAGGTAATATTCCCGAATTATATGATCCTGCGAATGCATATGGACGTGCGAATGTATATCCATCGGCTTACTATACGGATTTCGCAAATGGTGCAGAACCCTCGATTCGTGGTCGTAATCTAATTATTCCTATTGGACAATGGTTTACATTTGACAGTACATTAGCATTTCCATTGGTTTCCTTACAATATCAAGAATTAACGATATCGGTCACATTACGTCCTATCCGTGAATTATATCAAATTCGTGATATTGCTGATTCAGCGAATTATTATCCTTATGTTGCGCCGGATTATGTGAAAGATGAACAACAATTATATCGCTTTTTACAAACACCGCCAGCTGTAAATTTAACATCAGGTTCTTATGGAAATCAAACAAATAGTTGGAATGCGGATATCCATTTAATAGCGAATTATTGTTTTTTAACGAAGGAAGAGGCGAAAACGTTTGCGGCGGAAGACCAGATTTATTTAATTAAAGATGTGTTTGAGTATCGTTATGAAAATGTGGCTGGTTCGAGACGTTTAAAGGTAGAATCGACAGGAATGGTATCTAGTTGGATGTGGAATTTTCAAAGGAATGATGTAAGTATGAGAAATGAATGGAGTAATTATACGAATTGGCCATATCGAACAATTCCATCAGATATTTATATTGCTCCGAGAGATGGAACTGACCCAGCGATTATAAATTCTGTCACAGAACAACCAACCGGTCCTGGCATTCATCCGGATAATACCACAACTGGATTATTTATTACGGGTGATTTTGCGGTGGATAATCAATATACAATTATGCAATATATGGGTATTGTATTAAATGGTGAATTTAGAGAGAATACAATGCCACCGGAGATATATCAATATATGGAACCCTATAGTCATTCGAAAGGGACAGTTATGGATGGATTATATGCGTATAATTTTTGTTTAAATACTACACTAACGGATTATCAGCCGAGTGGAGCTTTAAATATGAGTAAATTTAAAACAGTGGAATTGGATTTTGGAACTTATGTTCCACCGGTTGATATTGTAAAATCAACCTATACAGTGGATTGTGATGGTGATGGAAATATTATTGTGGTAACAAATTCGAATAGTTGGCAATTATATGATTATAATTTTAATTTAACATTATTTGAGGAGAGATATAATATATTATCATTTATTGGTGGTAGTTGTGGATTATTATATGCC